TGTTGGATTAACCTTAAATGGTATAGGAGATATGTATCATCAAAAAACTCTTGAAGATTGGGCACAGTTTAACATAAACAATAGAACTAAACATGATGCATCTATTAGCTCTGGATTAGCTATAATGGCATGTAATAAAAATAAGTATAGACCTAATTTAATACGAAGCAAACAACCAGTTAATTTAAATTTTGCAAGATACGATAATGAAGGTTTTGTTTCAAAAATAAATAAGTAAATGATAGAAACTAGTTACGGAAGTTCATTCCCGGATCAGGTAGTACCTGATGCAGTAAAAGCCTCTTATGATTATGGACTGAAAGTTGGTCAAGCAATAGAAGGAGAATGGTTTGGTGGTGCTAGAGCTGGTATTGCTGGTTATAGATTTGCTTCAAACTATAATAATTTTCATCAATTAAGATTATATGCTAGAGGAGAACAATCTATACAAAAATATAAAGATGAATTATCAATTAATGGAGATTTATCTTATTTAAATCTTGATTGGACACCAGTTCCTATAATATCAAAATTTGTTGATATTGTTGTTAATGGAATGTCTCAAAGAAATTATGACATAAAAGCTTATGCTCAAGATCCAACATCTAGTGCTAAAAGATCTGCATATGTAGAAGGTTTAATGAAAGATATTTTTGCTAAAGAGTATGTAGCAAAAGCAAAAGCTCAATTAGGTATTGACATATCTTCTACTCCTGAAGGTGAAAATGGTCCACAAAACCCTGATGAGGTTTCTGTTTATATGCAGTTAAATTATAAGCAAGGTATTGAACTAGCGCAAGAAGAAGCTATTAATTATACTTTAGATTTTAATAAATATGATTTAATAAGAAGAAGATTAAATTATGATTTAACGGTATTAGGTATAGCATGTTCAAAAACTAGTTTTAATTTACAAGAAGGTATAAAAGTAGACTATGTAGATCCAGCTAATTTAGTATATTCATATACAGAAGACCCTAACTTTGAAGATATATGGTATGTAGGTGAAGTAAAAGGAGTAAGTATGGCTGAACTAAAAAAGCAATTTCCTTATTTAACACCTTCAGAATTAGAAGAAATAGAAAAGTATCCTGGAAACTCTAATTATAGAAATGATTGGAATGGTAGGTATTACGATGATAAAATTCAATTACTTCATTTCGAATATAAAACATTTACAAACCAAGTATTTAAAATAAAAGAAACTGCTAATGGATTAGAAAAAGCTTTGGAAAAAACAGACGCTTTCAACCCACCAGAAGAAGTTAACTTTAAAAAAGCATTTAGATCTATTGAAGTATTATATAGTGGTGTTAAAATATTAGGTTTTCCTAAAGTATTAAAATGGGAAATGGCTGAAAATATGACTAGGCCTACAGCTGATACTACTAAAGTAAATATGAATTATAACATATGCGCTCCTAGAATATATAAAGGTCGTATAGATTCATTAGTAAAGCGTATAACTGGTTTTGCTGATATGATTCAAATAACTCATCTTAAACTTCAACAGGTATTATCTAGAATGGTACCAGATGGGGTTTATTTAGATGTAGATGGTTTAGCAGAAGTTGATCTTGGAAACGGTACAAATTATAATCCACAAGAGGCTTTAAATATGTATTTCCAAACTGGTAGTATAGTTGGTAGATCAATGACTCAAGATGGTGATCAAAACTTAGGAAAAGTTCCTATACAAGAATTACAGTCAGGAAGTGGCAACGCTAAAATAGCTTCATTAATTCAAGCTTATCAATATTACTTACAAATGATAAGAGATGTAACGGGATTAAACGAAGCAAGAGATGCAAGTAGTCCAGATAAAAACTCTTTAGTTGGATTACAAAAAATTGCTGCAGCTAATAGTAATACAGCAACTAGACATATATTACAGTCTAGCTTATATTTAACTTTAAGAAATTGTGAAAACATTTCTTTAAGAATTAACGATGCATTAATGTTTCCTTTAACTAGATCTGCGTTAAGCCAAAGTATTTCTAAATTTAATGTATCTACATTAGATGATTTAATAAATACAAATAATTCCGATTTTGGTATATTCTTAAGTTTAGAACCAGATGATGAAGAAAAAGCAAAGCTAGAAGAGAATATTCAAATAGCATTAAAATCTGGTGGAATAGACTTAGAAGATGCTATAGATATTAGAGAAGTTAAAAACTTAACTTTAGCTAATCAACTATTGAAACAACGTAGACAGCAAAAGCAAGATAGGGAAGAAGCTTTCAAAATGCAACAAATAGAAGCACAAGCGCAAGCTCAAGCTCAAGCAGCGGAAAGACAAGCATTAGCTGAAACTCAAAAACAACAAATATTAACAGAACAAAAAGTACAGTTTGAACAAGCTAAAGTTCAAATGGATATAGAAAGATATCAACAAGAAGCTCAAGTTAAAGCAATGTTGATGGAAAAACAATTTCAGTATGACTTACAAATAGAACAAGCTAGAGAAGCTGTTATAGAAGCAAGAGTTAACAATACTGAAAATAGAAAAGATGAAAGAATAAGAATTGAAGGTACTCAACAAAGTACTTTAATAAACCAAAGACAAAACGATTTGATGCCAACTAGTTTTGAGAAAAACCCTATGCAGGAAAAAACAAAAGAGGTTGAAGAGACTGAAGATGGATATTTTCCAATAGATCCTCTTAGCCCTATTTAATTATTAACTATTATATTATATTATGTCAGAAGAAGTAAAAAAAGGCGCCGATGGCGTTTTAGAACAAGGTGAATTTAAAGCAAAAAAGAAAAAACCAGGACGTCCAAAAAAATTAAATAAAACAGACGCTCCAGTTAAATTAGATTTATCTGCTAAAGAAGAAAATAAAGAAAAAGAAAATACCGATACAGAGTCAAGCACAGTGGATGTATCTAATGAAAAACCTACCGAAGGTGTTCAAGAAATTGAAGTATCCAAGCCAGAAGTTCAGCAAACTGAAGAAAAGGTCTCAGAAGAAAAAGAAGTAATTAATATTACTGAGATTACAGAAGAAGAAACAAAAGTTGAATCTACTGAAAAAGTAGTAAAAGCTATTAAAGAAGAAATTAAACAAGATCCTAAATTAGAATTACCAGAAAACGTTGAAAAGCTAGTTGATTTTATGAAAGAAACTGGTGGAACAGTAGAAGATTATGTAAGGTTAAATACTGATTATTCTAGCGTTGATGAAGATGTTTTATTAAGAGAATATTATAAACAGACTAAACCGCATCTAAACAGAGAAGAAGTAGAATTTATTTTAGAAGATAAATTTTTATTTGATCCTGAAGAAGCGGAAGAGCGAGAGGTTAAAAAGAAAAAACTCGCTTATAAAGAAGAAATTGCAAAAGCCAAAAACTTTTTAGAGGAAACGAAAAAGAAGTATTATGACGAGATCAAGTTGAGACCGGGTACTACTCAAGAACAACAAAAAGCTATGGATTTTTTCAATAGATATAACAAAGAACAAGAAGTGGCGAAGCAAAAGCACGAGACTTTTAAAACTAATACTGACAAATACTTTAACCAAGATTTCAAAGGTTTTGATTTTAACTTAGGTGAAAAGAAGTTCAGGTATGGTGTTAAAGATGCTGGTGAAGTTGCTAAAGCACAATCTGACTTGAACACATTTTTTAAGAAGTTCTTAAATGAAGATGGAAGCGTCAAGGATCAAAGTGCCTATCATAAAGCTATTTATGCTGCTAGAAACGCCGACACTCTTGCAAGTCATTTTTACGAGCAAGGCAAAGCCGATGCGATTAAAGATGTAACTGCAAAATCTAAAAATATAAGTAAAGAAGCTAGGAACGAAATGCCTGGTGATGTATTTATTAATGGATGGAAAGTGAAAGCTGTTTCTGGAGTTGATAGTTCTAAGTTAAAAATAAAAACAAGAAATAAATAAAAATAAAACTTAAAAATTATGGGTTTATCAGGCGGAGCTTTTCCAGCTTCAATCGTCCCAATGCCTTCAAAAGTAACGCAACCAGGAAATTATATTAATTTTCAGGATGGAACTTTTGATCAGTGGACACAACAATATCTACCAGAGCTTTATGAGCAAGAGGTGGAAAGATACGGAAACAGAACTTTATCTGCTTTCTTGAGAATGGTTGGTGCAGAAATGCCAATGACCTCAGATCAAGTAATCTGGTCTGAACAAAATAGATTACACATTGCTTACGAAGGAGTAAGTAGAGCTGCTAATGTTTTTACTGTAACAGGAAATAATGCTGTTAGAGTTAATCAAACTGTAATTATCGCTGATGGTTTTACCACTGTAAAAGGTTTAGTTACAGTTAGTACTGGATTAGATATTACAGTAGTACCTTACGAACATGCAAATATGAATGCTAGTGGACTAGGAGCTACTGGTTTAAAAATGTTTGTTTATGGTTCTGAATTTGCTAAAGGTACTAGCGAAATGATTGGTTCAATTGAACCTCAGTTAACTACTTTTACAAACAATCCTATAATCCTTAAAGATAAATTTGAAGTATCAGGTTCTGATGCTGCTCAAATTGGTTGGGTTGAAGTTTCAACTGAAGATGGTACATCTGGATACTTATGGTATTTAAAAGCTGAATCTGAAACTAGATTAAGATTTGAAGATTATCTTGAGATGGCTATGGTTGAAGGTGTAAAAGTTGATGGTGGTGCTACTGATATTAAAGCATTAGGTGCTACTCCAGGAGTTACTCAATTTGGTGGTGCAAATGCTGTAGAACCAATAGGTACTCAAGGTTTATTTGACGCTATAGAAACAAGAGGAAACATCTGGTCTAATTTTGCTGGTGCTGCTGCTCCTGGAGCTGGCGCATTAGGAGATTTTGATGAAATCCTTAAGCAGTTAGACAAGCAAGGTGCTATTGAAGAAAACATGTTATTTTTGAATAGAGCTACCGCTCTTGACTTTGATGATATGATTGCTGCTCAAGCTGGTGGAGGTTACGCTTCTACTCAAGCTGCTTCTTACGGTCTTTTTGACAACGAAGCTGAAATGGCAATGAACTTTGGATTTTCTGGTTTTAGAAGAGGTTCTTATGACTTCTACAAAACTGACTGGAAATATCTAAATGATGCTACTACTAGAGGGTTAACTCAAGACATCGATGGTGTTATGGTTCCAGCTGGTACTACTACTGTTTATGACCAAATGTTAGGATCTAATATTAGAAGACCTTTCTTACACGTAAGATATAGAGCTTCTGAAACAGATGATAGAAGATATAAAAACTGGATTACAGGTTCTGTAGGCGGTGCTTATACTTCATCTTTAGATGCTATGGAAGTACACTTCTTATCTGAAAGATGTTTAGTAACTCAAGCTGCGAATAACTTCGTATTGTTTAAGTCTACTGTATAAATATTAACATTTTAAAGAATAGAAATTATGGCATACATTAAATTAGCAAAAGCTGGTACAGCGTTTGATATTATATCTGCTGACGATATAATAAGCTGCAAATTAGACAGTGGTAATATAGTAGTTGCTTAT